ATAGGACATCAAGTTAGTGGAATAGATTTTCCAGATGACATAGTTGATTTTGAAGGTGGTGATTATGATGTGATTATACACCTTGCTGCATTCGCAGCTCTAAGAGATAGTTTTGAAAATCCTGATAGATTTTGGGAAAACAATGTTGTAAAATCTATACCAATATTTGAGTTCTGTAAGAAAAAAGATGTTCGTTTATTATATGCGAGTTCTGCAGGTGCTCATGGTTGGTGGCATAATCCTTATGCGATTACAAAAAAAGTAAATGAAATTCAAGCACCACCAAATAGTGTTGGTATGAGATTCTTTAATGTGTGGGCAGAAGAGGGTAGTAGGCATGATATGCTTTATAGAATGCTACAAGATGATACTGCAAAATATCTTACAAGACATAAAAGA